CAGCTCAAAGTGGTTGCAAGTTTGGGGTAATAATGTTAGAATAGCTGTATTAATTGATAATTTATCTAGTGACTTTAGTGGCAAGGTAGACTATTCAGCTAAAGAAATTAATAAAGCAGAAGACGATTCATGGATCGTGTTTCCTTGGGAAAGATAATAATGATTGCCGATAAAACACAAGAAGCATTGATTATTCTACAAGAAGAATGTGCCGAAGTCATACAAGCAGTTAGCAAATGCCATCGTTTTGGTCTAGACAATGCACATAAGTCCGGTGCCTCACAGCGAGCTAACTTAGAAATGGAAGTAGGTGACATGCTGGCATTAGTGGATATTTTAGTTGAGCAAGGTATTTTAGATCAAGACGGATTAGAACTTGCTATGGATAAAAAGAAAGAAAAATTAAAGATATGGTCAAAATTATATGAAACTTAAAGTCAGTGAAATATTTTATTCAGCACAAGGTGAAGGCCGTTTTGTAGGCGTACCTAGTGTATTCCTACGTACATTTGGCTGTAACTTTACCTGTAGCGGGTTTGGTATGACCAGAGGTACTGCTAGTCAAGAAGCAGACGAAGTTGCTAAAACTGTACAACTGTACAAAACATATGAAGAACTTCCGCTGGTCAATACAGGCTGTGATAGTTATGCATCATGGCATCCAAAGTTTAAAAGTTTAAGCCCAACCTACGAAACATCTGAAGTAATTAGTAAGATGCTGGCCCTAACACCTAACGGTCGTTGGGCACAAGACAATGGCAATGATGTACACTTGGTAATTACAGGTGGCGAGCCGTTGCTAGGTTGGCAGAAAGTATATCCCGAGATGTTAGAAGCAATCGAGATGCGTGATCTTAAAAACATCACGTTTGAAACTAACGGCACCCAGGAACTCAGCGAAGACTTTATAGCATATTTGAAAGAATGGGTAGGTATTCCGAGTATTACACAGCGTGAAATTACATTCAGTGTTAGTGCTAAACTAAGCCCGAGTGGTGAGAAGTGGGAGGATGCTATCAAGCCAGAGATTGTAACTAGCTATCAACAGGTAGGACGTACATATCTTAAATTTGTAGTTGAGAATCCAGACGACTTTGAAGAAGTAGAAGAGGCAGTAGCAGAATATCGCCGTGAAGGATTTGAAGGTGTTGTATACATTATGCCTGTTGGTGGTGTTGTTAGCGTTTACAACGGCAACAAGTTTAATGTAGCAGACGAAGCTATGTTACGTGGTTATTATTACAGTCCAAGATTACATGTTGATCTTTGGGGTAACTCATGGGGCAAATAATGGAAACACATAAGCGTACATTAGTGCGCATGATTAGTTATCGCATTACTGCGTGGGTGTTTACAATCTTCTGGACATACTTATACACTGGTGATCTGGCACACAGCACAGGGTTTGCTACCCTGTTACATATATTATTAAGTGTAGATTATTACATCCACGAGCGTATTTGGTTAAAAGTTAAATGGGGAATGAAATGATTAAACGATTTATTAAATGGTTAAAAGAATGGCGAGATATTTTTAACGACCCTAGTGCTTGGGATGATAGTAATGACCCATGTCCGTATAAATGTAATTGTAAAGATAAAAAGGAAAAAAATTGAGTTATTTATTTACAAGTGAAAGTGTTAGTGAAGGTCATCCGGATAAAGTAGCAGACGCGATCAGTGATGCAATTTTAGATCTAGTTATGACCCACGAAGATGCAAGTATGCGTGTTGCCTGCGAAACTTTAGTTACCACTAACCGTGTTATTGTTGCAGGAGAATACAAGAATGTTGCTCTACATGAAGCACAAATCGACAGTGTCGTACGCAAAACGATTAAAAACATTGGTTACGAGCAAGCAGGGTTTGATTGGCGTACAGTTGAGATCACTAACCTACTACACGGGCAAAGCGCAGACATTGCACTAGGCACAGATACATTTGGTGCGGGTGACCAAGGTCTGATGTTTGGTTATGCTACAAACAAGACACCTAACTACATGCCGGCAACTATTTACTACAGTCACAAAATTGTTGAAGCACTAACAAAGTTACGTAAAGAAGGCGCTACTTGGTTAGCCCCAGATGCTAAATCGCAGGTGACTTTGCAGTTTAATGACGATCATTCTATTAGTCATGCTACTAAAATTGTATGCTCAACCCAGCACAGCGAAGACACAGACATTGCTACAGTACGTGAAAATGTAGAGAACATTATTAGAACTATCTTGCCAGCGGAGTTGATTACTAGTGATACAGAGTTTTTAATTAATCCAACTGGTCGTTTTGTTATTGGTGGGCCAGATGGTGACACTGGACTTACAGGGCGTAAGATTATTGTCGATACCTACGGTGGTAGTTGCCCGCATGGTGGCGGTGCGTTCAGTGGTAAGGATCCTACTAAAGTAGATCGTTCAGCAGCTTATATGGCTAGGTACTTGGCTAAGAATATCGTGGCCAGCGGCAAGGCTACACATGCCACAGTACAGTTATCGTATGCCATTGGTGTAGAACAACCTATGAGTGTGTATGTTGATAGTGACGGAAATAATTATGAGTTAACAGCTTGGATAATTACCAATGTAGATCTAACTCCTAGGGGCATTATTAACAGATTTAAACTATTCCGCCCTATCTACAGTAGTACTACTAACTATGGACACTTTGGTAAGGATGGCTTACCTTGGGAAGAGTTGGATTTATTTTAAGGATTAAGTATGATTGAAAAGAAACTTTGGGATAGTATTGATGGCAGTATTCTAAAAGGCCTGCCTAATGCGGCTAAGGGCTACGAGCAACGCATAAGTATTCCGGAATTTACATTTTTAGGTGGGGCTAATCAGCCCGACTTCGGCGACGTTACTATTTGGTTTTACGGCGATAGTAAAACTATTGAATTGAAGAGCCTTAAACAGTATCTATTCCAATATCGCGATACTAGACTTAGTTATGAACGTGCATTAGATGTAATGTATAAGCATCTTAAGGCTGTTTATGAGCCAGATCGCATACGCATAGAAATTGATTATCGCCCTCGCGGCGGTATAAGTAGTAAACTAACAGTTGATTCAGACTGGGGCCACTTAGGTGGAACTGATAATGTTTGGCAACACCACAAGGATTAATAATATGGATTTTAAGAATCTATTTAAAACTAAAGCAAAAAAAGCAGCAGAAGCCCGTGAACTGGCAGAAGCGCAGGCAAAACTCGAAGCCGAAACTGCCCTAAAGAAAGCTGAAGCTAAAGCTAAGAAAGCTGAAGAACTAGCTAAAAAGAGTGATCCAAAGGCTCTAGCAACTGCGGCTGGTGAGCCGTGGGTAAATGTATTAGGTATCGAAGTAGACCCAGAAAATCCAGGGGCGGGTGCATTTGAATTGGATTGGAACGATGTTTTTGTGGCACGTTTAATCAAAAGTGGCTATCAAGGTAAAACTGATGCTGATGTTGTTGATAACTGGTTCCAAGATGTTTGCCGACATGTAGTTATGGAAACATACCAACAAGAGCAAGCAGATCCAGATAAACGCAACAATGTACAACCAATCCAACGTAAAGATATTGGTGGTGGGAAAGCAGAATTTAGTTAATATTGTAATCACATTAAATACTATGCAAGTCCAAATTTTATAAAGGGTAGTGTATGAAATTAATCTTAGCAGTATTATTATTAGGTAGTTGTATCACAGCAAATGCTAATCAAGCATTGGCACAGAAAAGTGGTTGTCTAGCATGTCACGCAGTTGATCAAAAAATCTTAGGCCCAGCGTATAAAGACGTTGCTAAGAAATATAAAGGTCAAGCTGATGCAGAGGCTAAACTAATTGCCAAAGTTAAAAAAGGTGGTAGTGGAGTATGGGGTCCTATTCCAATGCCGCCAATGAGTCCACAAATCAAAGACGAGGATATTAAAACCCTTGTTAAATGGGTGTTAACGCAGTAATCTAATAAAAGGCATAGAAATATGCCTTTTCTCTTGACAAAACTACCAAATGAAAGTATAATTACTACATGAGATACTTAATCGTAGATGCAGCAAATACATTTTTCCGTGCTAGACACAGCGCACATAGACAAAGCGATACTTGGGATAAGTTAGGCTTTGCTATACACGTTACTCTAGCATCAATTAACAAAGCATGGCGCGATCAAAAAGCAGACCACGTTATCGTGTGTCTAGAAGGTCGTAGCTGGCGTAAGGACTTTTATACTCCGTATAAAGCCAATCGCGCTGTGGCACGTGCTGCCAAGACTGAAGCAGAGCAAGAAGAAGAACAATTGTTCTGGGACGCCTTTGATGCACTCAAGGTATTCATCAATGAGCGTACTAACTGCACAGTACTACAACATGGTGAATTAGAAGCCGATGATCTTATTGCAGGATTTATACAAGCACACCCACATGATCATCACACCATTATCAGCAGTGACACGGACTTTTATCAATTACTAGCAGAAAACGTTAATCAATATAACGGCATTGCAGATGAACTACACACAATTGAAGGTATCTTTGACAAAAAAGGAAAACCTGTTCTCGATAAAAAGACTAAAGAGCCCAAGAAGATTCCTAATCCTAAGTTTATCCTGTTTGAAAAGTGTATGCGCGGTGACCCTACAGATAACATCTTTAGTGCATACCCAGGTGTGCGTACTAAAGGCACTAAGAACAAAGTAGGTCTAGAAGAAGCGTTTGCTGACAAAGATCGACAGGGTTATGCTTGGAATAACCTCATGCTACAACGTTGGACTGATCATAATAGTGTTGAGCATCGTGTATTAGATGATTATCAGCGCAATGTGCAACTAGTAGACTTAACTGCACAACCTGCAGATATTAAAGACAAGATCTTTGATTGTATTAAAGAGAATGCACAGCTTAAAACACGCGGCAACGTTGGTGCATACTTCCTTAAATTCTGCGGCAAGTATGACCTAGTTAAACTTAGTGATAATGCACAGCATATGAGTGAATGGATGAAGGCGCCGTATCCGGAACAAAATGTTACCATGTTCCACCTACAAAATAGTTGACATTTTGGTTAAATGACTGTATAATAGCATTTAACAATTAAGAAAGATAACTATTATGATTTATCATTGTTTAAATTGTGGTGCTGATTTACCATCTGGGGATCGGATGCATATCTGCCCTGCGTGTCGACAAATTGCTGCTATAAACAAAGCTAGTGATACAGCAAGCTCGAGCAGAGGTGGTGGTGGCTATTCTTCATCAGGTAGTAGCAGTCGTAGCTATTCTTCTTCAGGTGATTTTAGCGATATGAGTGCTTGGTTTATCTTATCAGCATTTCTTATATTCGATGCGTATCATCATTTTGCTATTTTAAAGTTTGTCTGGTTTATGGCAAAAGTTAGTGTGTATTTGTTTTGTTTAGGTTTCTTTTGGGCATCACCTGCAAGTTTTGGCATTGGATCATAATTGATAGACAAAAATCAGAAGTACTTGGCATTAGATTTAGAGCTTAACCAACCGAGTGGTAAGATCATTCAGGTTGGCATTGCCATTGGTAAAGCAGATGACCGTTTTGAAAACTATTTTACTAAGAAATGGTATATAAATCCAAACGAACCAATTAGCCAATTTATTATTGACCTAACAGGTATTACAGATAGCGATATTAGTGCTAATTGTGTTAGTCACGAAACCGTAGCTAGAGAGTTAGGCGCACTGATCAAAGAACATAACTGTTTTGTCAATCCTGTTACTTGGGGCGGCGGTGATAGCGTAGAACTCTTAGAAGAATTTAGTAAGCAGTGCGTTGACTTCCCCCACTTTGGTCGTCGTTGGATTGATACTAAAACGTTCTACACCTTATTGATGTTTGCTCGAGGCAAGAAGCCAAGTGGCGGACTAGCTAGTGCTATGGGCTACTTCAAACTGCACTTCAAAGGTGATGCGCATAGAGCGGACGTTGATGCGGCTAATACCTTAGCATTGTTTTTTAAGTTAATTGATCGTCAACGCAAACTAGAAAACCTAACCGAAGATGCAAAAAGTATTTAAAATTTTAGTTTTACTGCTAGCTATTAGTTTGATAGGGTGTGTCACACCAGAAATAACTAAGATTGGCGAGCAGGACTATAAAGTCGTGGGTAAACTTCATAAAGAAGAATACGATGAAATAATTACCATAGTTCGACAACATCCCAACCAACCGTTAAATTTTTATGTTACATCAATTGGCGGTACCAGTGAAGATTTGTTAG